GTGGCGTCCGCAACATGCTCATTGTCTTCGTGCAAATCCCCGGCGCTCCGCCGCTTCTCGCCGCGGTAGATCACGTCTTCGTGATATCTGAGCCAGTCGATCTGTGGATAACGGGCGCCGGCCCAGGCGATGATCTCGGGCTTCTCCGCCTTTGGGTTCCCGATCGCGGCTTTGGTCTCGGCCGGCATCACCTGGATGATAGGGATCGGGCATGAAGCCAGGACGCCCAGCGCGACGCCGAAGCCCAGTGCAGCGCGCTGCCCCTGCGTTCCGGTAGGGATTTCACCGAAGGCGACAACGCACCCGGCGATAGCCTCGTGGAAGCCGTCGTGCAGCTCCTTGGCGCGGCGCAGATCGTCGCTGTTCTTCCGGACGACCTTGCGGGCCTTCTTGTCGATGGGGCGCGTCACGAGCGTCCGCACGGCCTCCAAGGACAGCTCCAGGCTGTCGAGGTCGAGACGCATTCTGGCGATGCCGAAGTTGGCGAAGGCCGGGTCGAGACCGGCCACGAGGATGGAACCCATTTTTGGTGTGACTCGAGTTGTGCAGCCACGACATTTCGTGGCTTGCATTTGCATTTGCTTTCCTGCAAATACACGAACCCGCCACGCGGGTCAAATCCAAGGGAACTACGAGATGAGCTTCGACGCACAAGCCTGGGCGAGAAAGATCAAGACTGGCAGCACGCTCCGCAAGGCAGTGCTGATGTCGATCGCCAACCGGGCCAACGATGCTGATGGCGCATGCTGGCCATCGCAGCAGCGGATCGCCGACGAGGTCGAGGCGTGCCCGCGCTCCGTCCGATACGCACTGGCCGATCTGGAAGAGATGGGCCTGATCCGCCGCCAGAAGCGCCGCGACACCACCGACCTGATCTTCCTGAACATGGAAGACCCCGGCGACGTCGTGCCGCCGAAGGCCCGCGCGAAGGGCAAGGCCGCCAACGACAACCAGCGGCAAGACGTGCCGCGGCAAGAGATGCCGGAGGGTGCGGCACAGGATGCCGGTGACCAGCGGCAAGAGATGCCGGGGGGTGAGGCAACTGGTGCCGGTGACCAGCGGCAAGACGTGCCGCCTAACCTATCAGATGAACCCACACTGAACCCATCAAGAGAACCCAAAGCTAACCGGAAGCGGAAGACCGCTCCGTGGCCTGAGGACTACCGGAAGCAGTTCTGGGATCTCTACCCGAAGAAGCGAGGCGACAGCAAAAAGGCTGCGCTGACCAAGCTGGACAAGGTCCACGACGACGATGAGGTCGAGTTCATCGACCTGATGGCCGGTCTCCGCTTCTACGCCGACCGCATGAATGCTGCGGTCAAGGAGGACGCGAAGAACGAGAAGTACATCGCGGCCGGCGCCGTCTGGGTCAATCAGGAGCGTTGGGAAACCGAGCGTGCTCCGGAGCGCACGAGACCGGGTCGCCCCGGGATGGCGATCTGATGGCCAGCGTCGACGTTGAGAAAGTCCTCAGCAAGGCCGGCATCAAGCTGAAGTCCATCAAGATGGGCACGTCGTACGCGATCTGCCCGAACTGCTCTCACAAGCGGAAGGGCGCCCACAAGAAACTCAAATGCCTGAGCGTCAAGATCGACGCCTCAGGTGTCGTCTGGAACTGCCACCACTGCACCTGGAGTGAATACGAGAATGCTAAGCGAGAAGCACGCAAGGGGGATCGAGGACCGCGGCCTCAGCGTGGAAATGTCGGCGGATATGGGGATGTACAGCGGGCGTCTCTCGCGAGATTCGCAGGACAACCTCGTCGTTCTGCCGGATGAACGCGGCAACGTCCTGTGCTTCCCCTACTTCGAGCACGGCGTTGAAGTGAACGCCAAGTACCGGTGGGCGCAGGATGGCGAGCGCCGGTTCATGCAGAAGAAGGGCGCCGTGAAGACGGTCTACAACGCCGACGTCCTCTTCAACGAGGACACGATGGCGCGTCTGGAAGCCGGCACGGATTCCCTGATCTGGACCGAGGGCGAGTTCGACGTCCAGGCCGGCAAGGAGTCCGGCTATGAGACGATCATCTCGGTCCCGGATGGAGCGCCGCCTGCCCGCGACAAGCACGGCAACCTCATCCCCGTGCGGGATGACGCCAAGGACATCGACCCCGAGGACGACGACAAGTTCTCGTTCATGGTTCGGCTCCTGCAGCCGATCATGGCGGTGAAGTACCACATCATCGCGACTGATGGCGACGAGCCCGGTCGCCGGCTGGCGAAGGAGTTGGTCAGACGCATCGGCCCCGCGAAGTGCTTCTGGATCCAGTATCCGGAAGACGAGGTGGTGCCCGACAAGAAGACCGGCGAGCTGAGACGCTGCAAGGATCTGAACGAGGTCAAGAAGTACCTCGGTGCTGAGAAGGTCCGCGAGGTCATCGAGAATGCCAAGGAGTGGCCCGTCAAGGGCCTCTTCAAGCTGTCAGACTATCCGGAGATCGCGATCCCCGAGATGGTCGAGGCTGGCATCTCGAAGGAGCTGGACGAGAAGATGAAGTTCTACCAGGGACAGTTCATCGTCTGCACCGGCATCCCCAACGTCGGCAAGTCGACCTTCATGAACCAGGTCGCCGTCAAGCTGGCGATGAGACACAAGTGGCCGATCGCGATGTTCTCAGGCGAGAAGTCGGTGAAGCCGTTCCTGGCCTATGAGCTGATGACCGCGTTCCTGGAGAAGGAGCGCGCTGCGTGGACGCCTGAAGACCGGAAGAGAGCCGAGGCATTCGTCGAGCGCTACTTCTACTTCATCGACTACGACGACGATAACGACGACATCGAGGTCGACCTGGACTTCGTGCTCGACCGGGCTGCAGCAGCTGTCTTCCGCTACGGCGTAAAGATGCTGATGATCGACCCGTGGAACGAGCTGGAGCACAACCGGCCCAACGCCATGTCGCTGACTGAGTATGTCGGCAAGGCGATCAAGAAGATGAAGCGGTTCGGCAACCGGTTCGGTTGCGCGACCTGCGTTGTAGCGCACCCGACCAAGCTGGAGGGCAAGATGATCCCGGGGCTCTACAACATCTCGGACTCGGCACACTGGGCGAACAAGCCGGACCTCGGCGTGGTCGTGCATGCATGCCGACCGGACGAGGCGCCGAACGAACGAACCATCTTCATCCCGAAGGTGCGCCTCAAGCGCATCGCCGGCAACACGGGCTCGGTCGACGTCGGCTTCAACGAGAAGACCGGCCTCTTCACCAAGCTAGATTTTTGATTTCCCGCTTGCATGAATGCAAACGGGATGGTAATGCAAACGGAGAAAAGGAGACGACATGTCAGTTAACAAAGCGATCATCATGGGCCGCCTCGGCAAGGATCCCGAGATCCGCGCTGTCGGCAATGCCGACGTCGCGAACCTGTCGGTTGCTACCAGCGAGCGCTGGAAGAGCAAGCAGACGGGCGAGTGGGAAGAGAAGACCGAGTGGCACCGCGTCAACGTGTGGGGCGAGAAGGGCAAGGGCACCCTCAAGTTCATCGAGGACAATCTCCGCAAGGGCGATCAGGTCTACCTCGAAGGCTCGATCGAGACCCGCAAGTGGAAGGACCAGCAGGACGTCGAGAAGTTCTCGACCGAGATCAAGGTCGGCGCCTTCAACGGCACCGTGCAGAAGATCTGGGAGAAGAACGACAACGAGCGCAGCGGCAACGGTCGTGATGACCGCGGTGGTCGCGATGATCGTGACGACCGTGGCAGCCGCTCGTCGAGCCGTGATCGTGACGATCGTGGCGGTCGCGATGACCGTGATGATCGCGGTGGCAACAGCCGTGGCTCGTCGAGCCGCAACGATCGCGACGACCGTGGCAGCAGCCGCAACGATGACCGCGGCGGCAGCAACAACCGCGGCGGCGGTGGTCGCAATGACATGGATGATGACATCCCATTTTAGAGTCGAGTCATGAATGACAACGACGGAGAGATCTGGAGGCCGAGCCTTCGGCTTCCAGAATATCTCGTGTCGTCGCTCGGAAGGGTGATGCGGTTGCCATACGTGGCGACCATGCCGAACGGGGGGACTCGCTTCTACGGAGGCGAGCCAACGCTCGGTGTGTGGGATCCGGAGAAGGAGAAGTTCATCCTCCAGTACAAGGGCAAAACCCATCGGGTTCACGTCCTGGTCTGTGAGGCCTTCCACGGTCCCAAGCCTTTCCCTGAAGCTGTTGTGTTGCACATGGATGAGGTCGGCTCGAACAACAAGTCGAGCAACCTCGAATGGGGCACTCAAAAGCAGAACATGAACTTCCCTGGCTACAAGCAGCTCCGGTCGGAGCTGAGCTTGGCACTGTGGGAGGATCGTCGAGCGGCGGCTTAACGACAGCAACTGAGCTTCCCCGTTGAGCGGGGAATATCGAGGGGCGCCCTGATCTGGTTGTGCGTGCCAGGGCGCCCCTTTTCGCATCACAGACATTTGCTTGAATGCAAACCGAGGGCTTATGAGACATCAGTTCACCACCGTGCTCCCCTTCCTGGCCGACGAACTGGCCGCGAAGGCTGGCATCGAGATCATCCCCTGCACCTGCCCGGCCGGCGGCCCCTGCCTCGGTCTCGAGGATGAGCCTGTTGCCACCATCCTGATCTTCACCGCCGACAGCGATGAAGATGACAACGAGGGCGGCCCATCTGGCCTGCTCGACGATCCCGAGGATCTTGATGACGACCTCGACAACGACGAGGACGACAACTTCGAGTTCGAGCTGACGCCGGAAGGCATGGCCGAGATCGAACGCGAGCAGGACCGTCAGGACGTCTCGCACCTCGGCAAGATCGTGGACAACATGGTCTACGTCGTCGGGATGTACTCGGCCCTCGTCCAGAACAAGGTGGGGGCGTGATGTCGTCGTCCGAGACCACCATCCTCGACATCTCCCCGGGCGCTCTGTCCGACTATTACGACTGGCTCAAGCAGGCGGCTGCCGGCGACGTGCTGGTCTACTGGACCGGTCACCTTCAGCGTGATCGCCAGAAGGAGATCCCGGAGCACGATGTCCTGCGCGCCATCGAGCGCATGAACATCGCCCAGCTCAACGTGATCGCTGACCGCATCCGCAAGGACGCGGACGAAGGCCAGATCCTGCTCACGCAGAAGCGCCTCGGCTATGGCGAGTACGAGTACCGGGCAACGCGCCGCCGTCAGATGTACGGCAACGCAGCGGTGGCGAATGACCAGCTCGTCCCCGCTTGAGGCTCGCACCCAGGCGCTCAGCTGGCTCTCCCATGGCGGAGAGCTGGCGTTCGCTCTGAAGGGTGAACGGGCAAAGCACAGCGACGTCATCTGGCAGCTTCTCGTCGAGTCCGTCGAGGTCATCGACAAGACACCTGACCAGGAGCGGCGCTGGCTCACGTCCGGCTCCCGCTCCGGCGGCTGGAACATGATCGGCATGTCGCGGGCCGAACTGATCGAGATCGAACGCCTTCGTCTCTTCAGCTCGATGAAGCCCTTCGACGGCAGCACGAAGACCGCTCCCCAGCGGAACGACGTGGATCGTGCTCTCGGCGTCCTGGAGTGGATGCGCTGGTGCAACGTCGCTCGCCTCCCCGAGCGTCTCACCAAGGCGGCCATCGCCCTCGCCCGCGGCGGAGATCAGGAGCTGGTCCACCGGCTTTACTGCCCGACCCGCAAACCCAATCGGCAGAACACCGCCGAGATCAAGACGAGGACGGTCGGGTTCATCCTGACCGGCTTGAAGAAAGACATCGGCATCGTGCCGGCAGACGGCATCAGCTTCAAGGATATGCTCTCGTGAGACCTGCCTGGAATGACATCAAGCGGATCGACGACGCCGCACAAAACGTCGCCAAGTTCGTGTTCGACAACGGCACCGCGGTCGCGGAGTCGGTGCTCTACAAGTACCCGGACTACGCCACTCGCACCGTCATCTGCTGCTCGACGCAGTCCGGCTGCCCGGTTGGCTGCCGCTTCTGTGGCGCTGGCGACAACTTCGTCCGGTCGCTGACCGCCGACGAGATCATCGCCCAGGTCGAGCACTCGATCGAGCAGACCGGCATCCAGGCCTCAGAGATGAAGCGCCTGCAGATCATGTTCATGTCCATGGGCGAGCCGCTCCTGAACCTGAAGGGTCTGATCCCGGCGCTGCGGGAGCTCTATCGGCTGTATCCGAACGCCGCGCTGCTGATCTCCACATCTGCGCCGAACGTCAACTACGAACCCGTGCGGGAAATCTCGATGGAGATCCCGACGATCGGTCTCCAGTTCTCGGTCCACGAGACGACGGACGCCGCGCGTGACTTCCTGGTGCCATTCAAGAAGAAGCTGACGCTGCAGCAGATCGCCCGTGAAGGTCACATCTGGCACGAGGTCACGGGCCGCAACCCGTTCTTCAACTACTGCGCCCACGACGGCAACTCCTCGGTCGAGGATGCCGATCGGCTGCGCGCCCTGTTCGATCCGCATGTCTGGAACGCGACCATCTCCGTGGTCTGCGAGCGC